GCGAGCCAGTGAGAAATAGCAGCAGTGGCTGCAGTGTTGCCCATGCGCTTTTATCGTTGTCTGATACTTCGAGCGGCTGGGTGACGAATAGTAGGCCGTAAAGCAGTGCCATGGTTGCGCCAACGAACGTGAGTGATAGCGCGCATGCAACAACAAATATGAGGCGGGCTTTAATTTCCTCGCCGGTCATGCGTTCGGGTCGCCGTGGTGGTGGTATTACGGGCATTTCGTTTCTATAACTCGGGTAGTGCCGACGCTGGCGGTGTCTACGGTAATAGTGGTGGCTGCGCGTAAAGCCTTGTTTTTGGTGCGTGGGCAGTTAGTGCGTTCACGGTCGCCACAAGCAACAAGAATTGCGCCAAGCAAAAGCGCCACAAACGCGCTACGCCAGAGCATCTTGTGCCTCTGGTAACTCTGCAATTTCTTCTGGCGTAAGTTCCCGGGTAACGCTTTCGCCTGTTTGCGCGTCGTGAATAGTAATCATGTGATTGCTCATATCAAGCCGTCCTGTAGCCGTAGATGTAAACTTTGCCGCTCATACTTGTTCCGCCTGCTAGAAGTATTTGTATACCGTCAAATGAGGTAGTTGCGTTATACATTCCGCCTACTGCGCCAGAATATGCCATATCTGTGTATTGCGATTTATAAAATGTATTTTGTGCCGACGACTGTGGATTTAAGATATCCATAATAAATTGCGCGTTTGTATTTCCGTTCAAGCGACCAGTAAGCCAGTATGTATATGCGCCAGCATTTTGGTACGTTACCCAACCGCCAGAGCTATAAGCTTGTTCTGCGCCCGTGTAGTAATAGTTTGTACCGCCACCAACTGGCGTACCGCCTGCACTTAATCGCGCAAGAGTGTTGATTGCTCCACCAGAATGAGTATCGATATTTACAACTATCCGATAGTTGCGGTAAGTGCTAGTAAAGCAGTTATTTATCTGGGTGTTAATGCTAAGAGTGTGTTCACTGATGTAAACGAGGCCGCCGTTGTTTAGGTAGGTGTTTGTGTCCGATGCGGTCAACACTTCGCCAGTAGTAAAAGTTTTTATAGCCATTAGTACCCCAGTCTATTTGAGTCAAGTTTGCCGAAAGTAGCATTGTCAAGAATTAGATAAGCGTTCAGGTCAGCGGCCGAAACGTAATAGGTGTATCGAGCCTCGCCGGGTACTGCGCTGAATGTGTAGCCTTCAATGATGCATGCGTATGTCGTGCCACGAAACGCAACTGTTACGCGCTTTCCTATCTGCCTACCGCATTTGCCGGGGCCTGCGCCCATTGCGTCTAGTTCCATGCTGTTTTGGGCGTTGGTTAAACACGTAACAGAACTAATGGCAACCGTCGGCGTTTTGTAGTTATTCAGCAAATAGTTTGCGTAGTCGAGTGCTTGCCCGGTGGTGGCGTTTAACGTGTTTACGGTGTATGTGCGGTATGGCGCGCTACCACTTTGTACCGTTTGTGCAGCTGGTACCTCGGGGTCTACGGTCACTTGAGTGTAAAAGTTGTCGGCGTAACTAGCAAAACTTATTTGTTCGTACACTTGGTTTGTGGCGTTGTTTGTGGTGTCGCTGAAGTTTACAGACGTGTTTCTGATAAGAAATGGGCTTAAAAACAACGTATTTACTATGGGGTAAGAATCTTCTGCTACGTCTATCATGCGCGCGTTTAGCGTTAATGCAGCCGAGTTAAGATAGTCCGCCCAAGTTCCACTTACGGTGGTTGCCGATAAGTCCATGTTTCCTACGCCGCTGTCGAGCGAAACAAAATAACCGCTTTGGGTTTGCGCGTTAGCAAGTTGAGTTTGTACCGGGTTGGCGGCCATTGCATAGTTAGCGCCGCTTTTTCGCCCAAACTCTGCTAGCCCGCCTTCGCACATGATGCTTAAATAGTCGCCGTTGCCAACGCCACCAGAATACGGCTTGTCAAACTTTAGTTGTACGTTGCTTATTTTGCCGTAAAAGTTTTTGTAACCAGTAGTGCTATTAGAAACGCTAATGATGGTTCCGGGCACTAGAGCCGCGATAGGCGACGCGTAGCCCGTTGGGTATCTCAGTACTATTTCTGCGGTACTGGCGCTGTATTGGTCGAGTTGGCGCTGTCTGCCCACATTGACATTTATAGATACGACGTTAGTTAATGCAACGTCACCAGTTGCCAGCGTGTAGTACTTTACGGTGTAGTTTTGTACGGTCATTAGAACGCGTTGTTTACTCGAATGGGTACAGCGCCGTTGGTTCGCATGTAGGTGCGTAGCGCGCTTACTACTGCGTTGGGGTCGCCGCCGTTGACGTTGATAGTTACGCTTGAGGCCGCCACGTTGCCAGAGCTGTAGCGCGACATGTCGGCATTAGTGCTGGTGTTAATACTGCCAAGTACTGGCCCAAAAGGATTAGTGGTAGGTGCTGGGGCCGCGCCGCCACCAAACACGGTGCCGAAGTTTGCGTCTAACTGTGCGCCAATAGCCGCAATGCTTGCCGGGTCAATAGCAAACTTGAGCATGAACTCGGTGTCGGCGATGACGCTGTTAACACCTTCAACAATTTTGGTGGCTTGGTCAACACCAGACTTGTACCACTTGTCTGCCGTCAACTTAGCGATACGGTCCGCAGCTGCGTTGATAGTGCCAGAAATACCCACAAGACGGTCAATGGACGCTTTACCGCCGGCAAGCAACCCGTTAATAATCTCAAGCCCTACGTCTGCGCCGCTAGCCAAAATAGATTGCAATAGCGCTGGGTCGTCAAGGCCGTTGGCTATCAGTTTTTCAATCCCGCCGGCAAGTTCCCCAGCCTTTTTAGCTTGGTCGTCGAGTACGCCAAAGAATGTTTTTGCGCCTTCGCTGTCGGCTGCGGTAGTCCATGCTTCACCAACATTGAATATGCCGCGCACTACGTCTGCGGTTGCGTTATAAAAGTTGTTGTAGTTGTCGGTCGCGTCGGTCAGTTGTTTGTTCGCGGCCATGAGTGCCGGCGAAAACTTGTCTTTAACTGTCTGTACTGCGTTGTCGTATGCCTCTTTGAGCGCGCGCACTGCCTCAGCGTGCTTGGCGCTCGCCTCTGTAGCCTTTTTAGCGGCGTCTGTAGCCTTTTTAGTGCTGGCGGTACTCTTGGCAATTTCAAGGTTTGCTAGGCGTTGTTGTTCGATGTCTACGGCTTTTTGATAGTTGGCGCGTTTCTGGTCTTGGTCCAGTTGCAGCAAGGTTTCTGACCATGCGCGGGTATTGGAATAAGCGAGCGCTAAACCCTCGTTTGTTTTGTCTAGGTCGGTTTGTAGTTTGCCTAAACGAAAACTTGAGCCAGTAATAGCAGCGCCCATGTTAATGATGCTTGAGCCAAAGTTGGCTACGTTTACGCCGGTTTGTTTTAGTTTGTCGCCAAAGCCTTTGGTTTCTTTGACGTTTTTTTGTAATACGTCAAGTACTGCTTGGGCTGGGTCTACAAAACGGCGCAGCCTGCTACCTAGTTCGCTGATGACGCCGCCTAGCCCGCGGTCGTCCATAATCTTGATGAGTCGGTCTACGTAGTCAAGCATTTTGCCTAGGTACGGCAGGACGCGGTAACCGATGCTTTCTACCATTTCGTCAAAACGTATTTTTAAGATTGAAAGACGGCCAGCGTATGTGTTGGCATTGGCTGCTGCCGCGCCACCAAACTGTGCGCTAAGTGCTTTTTGTGCAGCCTCAAAATCTTTAGTTTTAATAATGTTCTCGTCGAGCGGTACACCTAACTTTTTTAACGCGGTGAAATTGCCGTCATACGCCTTACCGATAGCGGTAGAAACTTGGACTACATCCTTACCAGTTGCTTTTGAGGCGTCAATACTGAGCGTAAGTAACTCTTGTGCTTTAGTGGCATCGCCAGTAAAACGCACCAAGCCGGCAAGCGCTGGCCGTAGCTCATCGTCGGCTACGCCAGTGGCTAACTGTGTCTGGTCAACAAAATCGGCGACACTATCGGCAAGCGCCTGATTAGGTCCGAGCGTTGCGCGCAGCTGTGTTTCTAAAAGTTTGGTGCTCTGCTCATCGGCAATAGCCGCTTTGGCGGCAATAGCCAAACCGCCAGCCAACGCGGTGACGGCACCAGCGGCTGGCACCATAGCGTTTTTAAGCAGAAACCCGCTCTTGGCACCAAAACCCTGCAGGCTCTGAAACTCTTTTTTGGCTGCGTCAAAGCCTTTCGTATTCAGGCTTGAGATAATTGGAATGTTGATAGCCATTAGCGCGTCCTAGTCGTTACGAGGTTACGGTTAACGATAGTCATTACGCGCTCAACTATCTTGCTTACTTCGTCCTCGACGGCTGGTAGCACGCTTTGTGCCGCTGGTTCCAAAGCGCGTGGCGCAGCTGCTGGGCCTACGTGTTCGCCCTCAGCCAAAAGGTTAGTAACAAACTGGCCGCCGCCTCGAATGCCTGCATGGTCCCAGATAGCGCCAGCCGCGTCACGCTGCTGCAATACAAGCAACTGGTACTGAGTCGCCTTAAAATCGGCTGTACGGCCGTTAGAGAACGTCACAGTGCGGGCACGCTGACCACGTTTGCCCACCACTGTACGAATGCCGGCGAGAACACGGGTGCGTGACCAGCCCGTGCCGTCGCGGCCCTTAATCATGTTGCCACGCCCCATACCAGATAGCGGGTCTTTGGTGGGGATAAACGAGCGCGCAGCTGTAACAAGTCGAGTGCCGGCACCAGCCTGAATGTCTTTAGTAATTTGCCGGCGTAAAACGCGGTCAACTTTGTTTATCTCGGCGAGCGCCTCTTGAATGCCATAAACCTGATAACTAGCGCTGGTGGGCATTTTCTTTGCGCTGCCTTTCAAGTACGTCTATGACGGTGGCTAAGTCTGGTAACTCAAAGTCTACACTTGGGGGCCACCAGCCCGTGTGCAATAACAGTTCGGCTAGTTGTCGCCGGACGGTGCCGGCTCGGTAAAAGTTGCTGGCTCACTGTCTACGACCTCGAGCAGCTCAATGGTGTTAATGAATGCGTCAAGTGTGGCGGGCACAAGAATGTTGGCGCGTTGGCTGGCCTCGTAGGCCATAAACGCTAAATCTTCCATGCCCACGCCGCTGCCTAGGTCACTGGCGCGACGCTTAAAGCGCCGTTCCCATGCGACAATGACCGCAAGGCTGGTGGTTACCTCGTAGGCGTTTTCGTTTTGGCGTTGTACTTTGAGCCGTAATTGCATGTCGGGCTACCTTTCGGGTTGAGAGTTAAGCGACAGCGACTGAATAGACACCACCAGTGAATGTGATGTCGATGGTATCTAGCGACCCCAGCTGACCATTCACCAAAGGCAATGTTTCCAAATAGGTATTTGTGAGCGTGTGCTCTGGGTTTGTTGCTGAAGTCGCGGCGCTTGTTGGCTTTACTTTGACGACAAGCTGCGTACCAACAAGTGCTTTGAGTGTCGCGTAGGTTTCGCTCGCCGCGTACGAGTTGTAGAGCGTGACGGTCAGCGAGTTGTTTTCAAGGCCAGCGGTATAGACGCGGCTGGTGCTGCCAAATGCCGTGGACTCGAGAGACTCAATTACGCGGGTAAGTACTGCGCTGGTGGTTTGGTCGGTCAAATCAACTGCGTTGATAGTCACTACTGGGTTTGAGAGATATGTGCTAGTTGCCATGGTGTTTATTCCTCGCTTGGTTCTTGTTCTGTTTTAGCAGAATTGTGGGTGCTTTTGGTGGACGTTTCAGAGACAAAGCCGCCAGCGATAAGCGCAAGAATGTTTACGCCGTCTTTTTCGGCTGCTGCCGCGTCAAAGAAATCGCCTATTTTCCCTAAACGCTCGCTTGAAATCTTGAACATATTTAGCCTCTCACGCTGTTTGTGCTTGCATTGTAATTGTTAAATCGTATGCCGGATAGTCCACGCCGCCCACCATTGCGATGGTTGGCCGTCCGTCCGTGACACCAACATTAGCGGCAAGTACTTTGCTGGCAAGGTTCATTAGTGAGCGTTGCGCGTCAAGGTTGTTGGGGCCAAGGGTAATGCAACGTACCGGGAACGTCATTTTTACGATGTTGTAGTTAAATGCCTCGAAGCTTGGCGCGTCGATAAATGCGCATGGGGGCACAAGGTTTCTGGGGTCGTTCACGACTTGCAGACCAGTTACCGCAGTCAGCGTGGTTGTGAGGTCGTCTAAAGCCTCGTTAAACAGGTCTGTGAACGCCGTAGGCATGAGTTATGCGACCTGCGGTCTGTCTATGCCAAGCAGCTGTTTAATGACGCCTGAGAGCCCCGTGACCGATACGGCCCCGCCGTCACCAAAACTAGCGAACGAGTCAATAGAGCCGCGCTGCCGGTAAAGCATGCCGCCATATTGGATAGTGCCCAGAGTTACGTCTCCGCTCGGGCTGGTGGTCAAAGAGTCGACATAACCGGCCTCTTGGCGGCGGCGGTAACAGAATGCGTTTGCAGCTGACGCGCACTGGGTCAAGAAAGTTGTATCGGCTGCTGTAGCAGTCCCAATACCGAGCCAGTCTTCAATTTGCGCGGCGGTAATCCAAGTACACGTTTGGGTGTACGTGACTGTGCCGGTCGCAGCTGTGCGCGTTACGTCCGAGCCAGTCAACGCGAAAAGTATTTGGTTTTCTATGGTGACGTTGTAGTCGAATACTAAATCGCCTTGCGCGTCTGTACCGATATACAAATACTGTGGAATGTCGTAGACAGTGCGCGTGCCGTTGAAGGTGGCATCAACGGCCGCGACTGTGATGGACTGGCCTACCGCAATTTCGTTGGGTGTGAGAAGTTGCAGTACGCCGTAATTGTCGAGTAACGACTTGTGGGTAACCGTGTAAACCGCCATGGCGGATAACCGCCTTTCGGGTTAAGCCTGAGTAATTTTCTGAATCATGTTTGCGTTAGCAGCGAATGTTGCTGCGTAACCGAACACGCTCATTTGGCGGCCCAAGGTATTTGGAACTTCAACGGTGAGCATGCCGCGGTCTTGGCGGTAAATCTCAAATGCGTTTTCGTTCATAATGACCATTGTCTTAGCTGCGAACTTGTTGTCTACGACAATTTGCAAACCAAGTGGATTCATACCCGACCATGAAGTGGCCTGACCAGCGCCAAGGCTGTTCTGACCATTCAAGCCCGGTGCGCCGATGCTTGGGAAAATCGGACGGTTAGTGGTGTCGACAAGCTGGCCCATAAGAGCCCAAGTTGCTGGGTCCACGAAAATGTGGGTTGGCAAGAAGTTGGTTGCTGCACTTGTTACGACTGCTGCGTCATAGATTGACTTCATCAGGTCAGTTACTGACAAGTCCCATACGCCGGCTGAAGTTGCAGCTGCGAGCAAGTTGTCTGCTGCGTAGTTGTCAATGGCGGTGAGGTATTGGCCTGCAAGGTCTTGCACAATAATTTGCATTGCTGCTGGGTCTGTAAAGTCGAGCACTTGGTATGACAACTGGGCGCTACCAGCAAAAGTTACTTTTGTAACAGTGTTGCTTGCGATAACTGCGGTGGTTGCTGATACTGCGGTGAGTTCTGTTGTTTGCTGGGCAACTGTTGGGTGAGTTGTCCATGTTGGGCGAATAAACGTAGCGCCACTACCAGAGTTTGGCATTGCGCGAGTACCAAGAGCGTTAAGCACTGGGGCAATGTAGTTAATGTCGCGGAACACTGGGCCCAAGATGGGCACTGGCACGATACCTGCGTCGTTGCTCAGCACGTTGTCGCCAGCGGCTGCTTCAATGGGTGACTTGTGGTATGCGCGGTATTCAGCGAATACGCGTTGTGCAGCTGCGGCTACTTCGCCGCCTTTGTGCATTGCTGCCACAAACTCGCCAGCATTTGGCAAACGTGGTTCGCGCTTAGCGGTAGCAAATACTGGTGCTGCTGCTTCGATTACTTCTGGGGCTACTGGTTCTGACATTTCGGTGTTCTCCGTTTCAGGTTCTTGTTCTGAGTCTATAACTGTTTCTTCGGGTTCTTGGTGGATACTTGCTGCCACATCGGTGATGGTGGCACCGGCAAATGCGGGCTGGGGGACTAGCGATAACTCGAGCCAGTCGGCGGCGGCAATAATCATTACGCCGTTTTCGTCAAACTTGAAGTCTGTTGGGTTTACGCCAACGCTTACAGAGTCGAGTACGCCGTCAGCTGCGAGCACTAGCGCTTCATCGCCCAGCGTGGTGGTTGAGACTTTGGCGGTGAAGTACATTGCGGTTGCGTCAGCGGTGCGCTCGGTCACTAAACCAATGGCTTGGGTTGAGTCGTGAGACATGTAGAGCTTTGGGGCTTTGCCTTCGACTGGCAAACTACCGGGCAAAAAGGTGACCTCTTGGCCACCTGAAACCACGGCGGTGGTGTTGTATGGCAGTGCAATGCCGGTGATGGTGCGCTTGGCGGTGCCGTCTGGGGCTGCCGCGTCAACGCTAAATGTGCTCGTAGTTAATCTAATCATGATGCCATTTCCTCTTGTGTGTTCTGGTCGGGGGCTTCGCTTGGCATGCCGTTAGGCATTGTGTCGGCTACATAGTTTTCGCCTAAGTAATCGTCGGTATCAAAACAAACGTAAGTGCCGCGGGGCAGTACGTTGTTCATGCTTAATGTGCTGGCAATGCAGTCAGCGTAAGGTTTTACGCCAAATATGTAAAGGTCAGCACGGCTTTGTTCTGAGCTTGTGTATGCGTAAGCGCCAGTAGAGACACCGACGAGGTATGGCGGTACGCCGCATAGGCGCGCCAACTCGAGTGCGCTGTACTGCGCGCTTTCTATCATCAGCATTTTGTCTGGGGTTGCTGTAGAAGGCTCATACGATAAGTACTCATTTAGCGCGGCGGTCTGATTAGTTAAGCGGGCTTGGTTAAAAGCTGCTGCAAGGTCTGCTAACTCTTGCGCGCTTAAAGGCTCGCCACCAGTTTGCTTGAGAACACCGGACGGGATACTAGAGCGAGCGTAGGTGTAGCGCGAGTCCTCAATTTTGAGAGCTGTAGCAATGGTCTGGGCACTCGAGTAAACGATGCCTTGAATGGGCGACAAAAATTGCACAATGTCGTTGCTATTCATCGGGTTACCAGCAAAGTAAATGTCTTGCGATGGGCCGAACGGTACGGTGCTTACGGTGTCGCCAAGTGTGATGCTGCCAACTGGTAGGCGCTTAAACTTGCTTGGGAAACCATCGGCGGTGCGTTCTTGAATGTACCAGTAGGCGCGGCCGTAGAACAGTAAATCGTCTAGCGTCCATGCCATTAAAAAGTTGTAGGTGACGCTCGGGTCGGGCTGGCGCAACCATGAACGTGGTGCAAGTGGCAATTCTTCCATTTCGCCGTCTACGTCGTTCCACATTTCGCCGTACATTTTGAGTGGCATACAAGCAATAACTGATGCCAGCAAATCTCGAGCGCGAGAAACGGTAGCCAGTTGCATTGCAGCCGCGCGGCGTTCGCCTTCAATGAAGTTGAAAAAGTTATTTACTGGGTTATTAGAAATGCCGGGCGTATTGGCGAAACCTACCGCCGCTTTAATATCAGGCTCAATGCTGGTGCCCAAACTTGCGGTTTTGTTTTTGCCAAATATAGCCATGTGGATATCTTGCCATTTCTTGTGGGTCTAGTTGTGGATAACCGACCAAATCCCGACGAGATGGCCGGCCGTCCACACGCCATACTACTGCCCAGAGATTGCAAGTAAAGGCTTGCCGGCAGAACTTGGGCGCGACTCTAAAGCTGCGGCCCATACCATGCAGCGCGCTAACTCAATAGGCCCCGGGCTACGGGTTGAGCTGAGAGCCACGCTGCCTTGGTGTTTAATCATGACGGCGCGCTCGACATGTTCGGCTAATAGTTTCTCGCCGGTCTGCCCGATGCGGTTTTCAATGATGAGTGAACGTACCGCAAGAGTCCACTTGAGTAGCTCACGGTAGCCAACGATGGTCCGGCGGCGCTCATGCTTGGGTGGGCAATGGGTTTCTAGTACCGGGGTAATCGCGATACGCAGTTGCGGTGCGCGCTCGACTTCACGCTCAACGCAAGCCCACATTTCGGCCATACTGTCAACGTCAAAAGCAGTAGTTATCACGGTTTTGTTTTCTACGCGCACGGCGCGCACGCCCACATAACGTGCCTCGTCAATGGACTGCTCGATAGCGAGTACGCCGCCGGCTGGTACTTTGCCGTCAAATAGGCAGGCTTCCCAAAGTCCGTTTTCTAGCCAGCCCGAATGCGAGCTAGTCCAAGTGTTAACCGAGCCACGCAGAAAAGCATTGCGGTTAGGCGCTTTGGCTTCAGCCTTAATTACCGACATGTCGAGCGTGTACCCAAGCGCTGGGTTCGCGTAAGCCCAAGCCTCGGGGGTCATTGGGTCAATGTTGCTAGGTGGGGAATACTCAGCGAAATACATTGGGCCGTGGTCGCCGGCATCGATAGCGCGTATGCCTTGCTCGCGCCAACGCAACATGGCTTTTGACTCTGGTGTACCAGCGGTTGACCACATAGACATGAGCGGGTTTTTGCGTGCGCGCTGGGACGGTAGCAAACCTTCGTCGATGGCGGCTTCGGAAACTGACCACACTTCGTCAATGCAAATGAGGTCGGCTGAGTAGCCGTGGCCGGCTTGTGGTGTAGCGGCGCGCACCAGCCAAGTGCTGCCGTCTGGCATTTCAAGGTTCATGCGTCCGTATGACCACGAAATCTTGGCATTGAACTTGGCACCAAGAATGGGCGCAAGATACTTGAATAGCGCGGTAGACAAGTCGAGTTGGTGACTGCATGTAATAACAGTTTGGGGTTTGCCACGGTGCCCGCCTTGAGTACAAAGCCACCAGCCAATAAGCGCGGCCATGGCTGTGGTCTTGCCGTTCTGTCGCGCAACGCTCACCAAAGAAACACGGTTAACAAAGTTGCCGGCATCGTCAAGTTCTGTTTGCCCGGCGATTACTCGAAGCTGCCACGGCTGCAAAGACACGCCTAAAACCTTCTCGGAGAAATCCCCAATGTCTGCCGCGAACGATAAGCCACCACTCTTTGTGGTCGTTTCCAGTCTTGGCTGGTCGTGGCCAGTTGTCGCCAGTTCGCTTGTTTCCGCCAAAAATAGAGGATTTAGGACT